GCCGCCCACCTTTTTAAACAATCTGGCGCTTTGATTGTTGCGGTCTTTAAAGTCAACTCAATGTTTGGGACTAGAGTTTTGTATAGGGCGTATGGCAAAAACGGCAGGGACAAGACCAACGACGGCATAGATGTCGGGCTTTTTACCCAGAACGCAGCCAATAATGCCGATGTGGTCAAACTGATGGCGAATGAAATCCCGTGCAGCGAATACAAGTCAGCCCAGTCCGAAATGGGGCTTTGGTATATTGCCAGAGGAGTTTCCTATACATGCCGTATTAGTGTCCCGCCGGAGCCAGGGCGTTTTGTAGGACAGATTACAGTCGGTTGGGCTGCCCAGCCTGAAGACCTTGATCAAGCAAAGGCAATGCTTCAAATCGCCGCAACCATGTTAGCTAGGAGTAAACAGTGAACCCAGAATTGCAAAAATACTATGAAGATCGGTTTGATCTGTTCTCGCGCCAAGGCTGGGCTGACTTGATGGAGGATGTTGACAACATGCTCATTCAGCTAAACAATGTCTCTACAATTGTGGACGAAAAAAGACTACAATTTCGCAAAGGCGAGATTTCTATTCTGATTTGGCTACAAACGCTTAAAAGCGTTAGCGAAAAAGCATACGAGGACTTGAATGAAAAGAATGTATGAATTTGTCTGCGATTGCGGACAACGCACAGAGGCACTGACCGATTATGAGACGGACAGTGTGCTGTGCAGATGCGGGGGGTTTTCCTCCCGTGTCATAAGCGCTCCGTCGTTTAACTTGGAGGGGTGGTCTGGGACGTTTCCATCATCGCATGGAAGGTTCGAGAGAAAGCACCGAGAAAAGTTAAATGCAGAGCGTAAAGCCAACTCATAAGCGCAAGCCGAGTTGAATTATCCTACAACCGTTTTGGCAGGAACATAATATGTTGATTGACGAAGAACAAGAGCCGCTAGGTGAACTCGAAATCGAGGAAAAAAAATCTACTGAACTTCCTGACAAGTACAGGACAAAAAGTTTGGAAGAAGTTGTACGGATGCACCAAGAAGCTGAAAAGCTGATTGGCAAGCAAGCCCAGGAAGTGGGCGAAGTACGGAAACTCGCTGACGAATTACTAAAGCAAAACCTCAGTTCTAAGCAGCAACAAGTAGAGGTTGAACCGGAAGTTGACTTTTTTGAGAACCCTCAAAAAGCAGTTCAAACGACGATTGATAAACATCCAGATGTTCTCGCGGCCCGACAAGCGGGTCAAGATTTCAAAAAGATGCAGATTCAGCAAAGGCTTAACGCAGAGCATCCTGACTACTCTCAAGTGGTCAACGATACTGGGTTTCAGGAGTGGGTGAAGTCTTCACCTATTCGTTTGGGACTTTATGCACGAGCAGATGGTGATTTTGATTTCGATTCGGCCAATGAATTGTTGTCTACTTACAAAGAATTGCGTGGCATCAAGGCCAAGGAATCGGGGCAAGCAGAGACTGCTGCACGAACCAAGACCATGAAAGCAGCGCAAGTTGATGTTGGTGGCTCTGGCGAGAGTTCAAAACGGGTTTATCGACGGGCTGACCTTATTCGTCTCAAAATGACTGACCCTTCAAGGTATGAATCGTTAAACGATGAAATACTGGCAGCTTATGCCGAGGGTCGTGTTCGATAATTTAACTGGAGAATTAACATGGCATATCCTACCCCAGCGGTAACAGTAACCACCGCAGCAACGTTCATCCCCGAAATCTGGAGTGATGAAATCATCGCAGCCTACAAGAAAAATCTTGTACTGGCTAACATCGTAATGAAGATGAACTTCAAAGGTAAGAAGGGCGATGCGGTTCACATCCCTGCACCTACCCGTGGTTCAGCTTCAGCGAAAGCAGCATCTACTGCCGTCACTCTGATTGCCGATACTGAAACAGAGATTAAAGTGGACATTAACAAGCACTTTGAATATTCACGTTTCATTGAGGACATCGTTGAAGCACAAGCCCTGAACAGCTTGCGCCAGTTCTACACTGCTGACGCTGGCTATGCGCTTGCCAAGCAAGTAGACACTAGCTTGATCCAATTGGGTCGTGCGTTCAATGGTGCTACTGTCGGTACTAACGACTATGCAACAAGCAACACATCCACCAAGGCTTTCATCGGCTCTGATGGCACAACTGCTTACAACAGCACGACTTCCAATGCTGCTGCCCTGACTGATGCTGCTATTCGCCGCACTATTCAGCGTTTGGACGATAACGATACTCCTATGGACAATCGCTTTTTCCTGATCCCTCCATCTAGCCGTAACACGCTGATGGGTCTGAGCCGTTACACGGAACAGGCTTTTGTGGGCAATGGCAATGCGATCCGTACTGGTGAAATCGGTAATCTGTATGGCATCCCTGTGTTCACATCTAGCAATGCTGATACTGGTGCTGGTAACTCTACGACAGATCGTATCTGCTTGATGGGCCACAAAGACGCTATGGTTCTGGTTGAGCAAATCGGTATCCGTTCACAAACACAGTATAAGCAAGACTACCTTGCCACTTTGTTTACATCGGACACCCTGTACGGCGTTGCCGCACTTCGTGCAGCCGCTACTACTGGTGCAGCGCTGTCTTCTAGCGCCTATGCGTTGGCAGTGCCAGCCTAACCCCAAGCCCCCAGCAATGGGGGCATTATTTTTAAGGAGTTAGAAAATGGCAGCAGCAACAGCAGTTACCTCACGCAGAGGCAATGACCAGTTCCGTGGTCTATTTACAGACACTTGGGACGTTTCCTGTACTCTGAATAGCGCATCAGTAGCTACCGTATCTACCGCTACAGATACAGTGACTGTCCCAGGCGTTGCTTTGGGCGATATGGTTATCGGTATGGCAATTGGTGTAAGCGAGGCTGGCTTGGTTCGTAGAGCCTATGTTTCAGCCGCTAACACTGTGACTATCGTGACATACAATCCAACAGCAGATGCTGTGGACTTGGCATCGACTACCCTGTCACTTATTGTGGCTCGGGCGGTCTAATTAACAGGGGGCTTCGGCTCCCTGTTTTTTTAGGATAATCATGGCAACTTTCCGCTGTTTGCAATCTGGTAACACTGTAACTTTTACTCAGCCAGTGGACATTGACTCGATGCGCGGTCATCAAGGCTATGTGCGTTTGGACGAGCAAGTTGTGCCTGAAATCAAACCTTTGCCCATACCAGTTAAGAAGATGGGTCGGCCTCGTAAATCAAAAGGATAAATCATGTACGGTAAAAAAATGTCTGATAAAAAAGCAATGCCCATGACTATTGTTGTGGCCGTTGGCAAGCCAAAAGCTATGCCTAAGCGTGGTCAGCGCACTGCCACTAACATGGCAACTAAAGCTAAAAGAGGCAAGTAATGTCTACCTTTCAACTTGACCCCAACCAAGTGGCGCTTGGCGTCCCCAGTTTGGGGGTGACGCAAGTGTTTACTGTTACCACTTCTAGCGTTCAATCAACGGCTTTTGGCGCGTCTACTACGATGGTTCGGCTGTCTTGCTCACAAGGGCATTGCCATTTCCAAGTCGGCACAAACCCAACAGCAAGCCTTACAACATCGCCCATGATGCCCAATAACTTTTCTGAAATTATTCGGGTCAGCCCTGGTCAAAAGATTGCTGTTATCAAAGATGCTGCGATTACTACGTCTACATTTTCTGTGACTGAGTTGATATGAAAACCAAGGCCGAGAAGAAAATTAGCAAGGTCATGCGTGAGTTCAAGGCTGGTGAATTGACCACCAACAAAAAGGTGGTCAAGAATCCTAAGCAAGCATTGGCTATTGCGTTGTCACAAGCAAAGGTAAAGAAGAAATGAAAACCGGACTTTACGCAAATATTAATGCCAAACAGGCTCGTATCAAAGCTGGCTCTGGCGAAAAGATGAACAAGGTCGGCTCTAAAGCCGCGCCTACCGCTGCCGACTTTAAGAAGGCGGCTAAGACAGCGAAAAAGAAATGAGCAAAGCTGCCGCACACTATTTGCCTGATGGCAAAGTCTACAAAGGGCCGATTCACAAAGAAGGCGGCGTTTTGATGACTGGTGTAAAGCACACTGCAAAGAGCCGCAACCTTACGCACACGCCACCAAAGAAGGCAAAGAAATGAAAACGCCAGCTTGGCAGCGAAAAGAAGGCCAAGCCAAGGCTGGGGGCTTGAACGCAAAGGGTCGTTCATCTTATAATGCAGAGACTGGTGGCAATCTCAAAGCCCCAGTCAAGTCGGGAGACAACCCTCGTAGGGCATCCTTTTTAGCACGAATGGGCAATATGCCTGGCGCTGAGATGAAAGATGGAAAGCCTACCCGACTTTTACTTTCTCTTAGAGCATGGGGCGCAACGTCCAAGGAAGACGCAAAGGCGAAAGCCAAAGCTATCTCTAAGAGGAACAAATGAGGCCATCATCCGTTGGAGTTAGCCCTGCTGCGGCGGTATTGACCACTGTCTACACAGTGCCGACGGGTTATTACGCTAAATTTACTGTGATGTACATCCACAACACTGGTGGATCAACAAAGCACATCACTGTTGCTTGGTACGACGCTAGCACTGCAACCAGTTATGACATTCTTACTACTTACGACTTTACTTCAAAAGCGTATCTTCAGTTTGATGGCAATGCGTATATAGTTTTGGAAGAAGGCGACAAGATTCAAATTACTACGCAAGCGGGAAGTACATTCAGTTTTATAGCAACCTTTGAGGTTGAGGGAGCGCAAAGAATATGACCTACCTACAACTGATAAACAACGTGCTGATTCGTTTGCGTGAGACGCAAGTCTCTACCAATAACGAGACAACTTATTCAACCCTGATCGGTCTGTTTGTCAACGATGCCAAGCGCCAGATTGAGGACGCCTTTAGCTGGAACGTGCTGGGTCAGACAGTCACCATTACCACGGTGGCGGCGACCTATGTCTACTCCATGACGGGCGCGGGACAAAAGTTCCAAGTGCAAGACGCGATCAACACTACATCAAACATTGGTCTGCAAAACATCAGTTTTGTGGAGATGAACCGCTATCAAAACCTAGTTCCAACGACAAACGGCATCCCTCAATATTACGCTTTTGATGGTGTGGACGGCAATGGCGACACCAAGGTGGTGCTGTACCCCCGACCTGATGGTGTCTTCAACATCCCGTTTTCGCTGACAGTACCCCAAGCTACATTGGCCGCTGATGGCACATCTGTGCTTGTCCCTGACACTCTGGTGGTGCAAAACGCCTACGCACGGGCGCTGGTGGAGCGCGGCGAGGATGGCGGTCTAAGTTCATCTGAGGCATACCAGCTTTACCGTGCCATGCTGTCTGACCAGATTGCACTGGAAGGCACTCGCTATCCAGAGAACCAAGAGTTTGTTGCGATATGAGCCAAGCCCTCCAGACTGCTAGCATTTCAGCGCCAGGGTTCTTTGGCCTGAATACGCAAGACTCGCCTTTGGACTTGGCGGCTGGCTTTGCGCTGGTTGCCACCAATTGCGTGATTGACCAGTTTGGGCGTATTGGCTCACGCAAGGGCTGGGCGCGGGTCAACGCATCTGCTGGTGCTTTGGGTGCTAATGCCCCTGCTGTGATTCACGAGCTAGTGCAAACTGACGGTACTCTGACTATTCTCTTTGCTGGCAACAACAAGCTGTTTAAGCTAGATGGCAGCAACGCCGTGGTTGAACTGACCTACGGCGGCGGCGGCACAGC